AAATGGATCGATCTTGCCCTTGATAAATACCCAATTCAGAAATCCGAGCGAGGTTTAGATTGCCACCATATTTGTAGTTGATGGCTTCATGAATCTCAGCGCCTGTCAAAAGAACTTTAGTATCAACTGATACCGTGATCTGATCTTGAGCATTCTGATTAACACCACCAATAGAGGGTACGGGAGGTGTTGGAGAGAGATTACCATAATCAAATTCATAAGGTGTTTCAACACCATTCTCATCGGTAATGGTGAATTTGACACTAGGATCAATGATCTCTAGTTTCTTGAGATAATAACATGCATATTCAGGACCTCCACTCTCAAATGTCTCAACAACACGCATGCGCAAATTAGCGCGCTCAGCAGCACTAAGATCATTTTCAACTGGAACACATCGAATGGGGAACGGAGTATACAGGTTCATGTTAGATGTCTGAACAATGTGGGGTTCGGAAGCATTCGTATCGCTGATATTGCGATATCCGTTGATGCCCACCCCAAAATATTGAATCTTTGGAACGGTATTTACGGTTAGAACTTCGTTTGGTGCAACGTTATACCATCGATTCAACGTGGACTGAGTGTCCTCGATGGGAGTGATCGGTAGAGCACTTTCTAGACGGCGCTGTACATTTAAGATTGTTTTTGTTTCGTTTGCCATAGGTAATTATCCCCTTTTAGTTGGCAGGTTCGAGGGTAGAACTAATACCGATCGTATCCGATATTTTAACAACTTTAGTTCTAGCTTTCACAGTATCACCTGTAAGGTAAATCATATCATCAATATGGGACACAGATTTCTTACCTTTAGAATGTAATTTGAGATTTGCAACATCAAGATCATTATGCGATGATAACTTCTTATTACTTTGTTTAAGTGTATACCTTCCAAAATCAAATGTAACAAGACCTCTCTTTTTTAGATACCTTGGAAGAATATCTAAAAACTCTGTTAGATCATGTATGTTCCCTATTTTAGATTTGTAAGGGGTGTGTGAGGAGATATCTGGAAGGAATAGCCAGCGACGTTTATCTCTCTCGGTATCTAAGAAGAGGACTGTATAACTACAAAGTTGTGTAAAAAGTTCTTTAATTCGATTATACGAAGCACGGTCTTCATCCGCATCTAGATATGCTCGAATGGAGGGATGAGTTTCTGGCATGAGTGTGGCTATAAGAGTTTGCGATAACTCTGCGTATAAATTCTTTTTATTAACGGAATTATCATACCCTGAGATAAGAGAAGCAACTTCCCCAATTCCAGGATCTGATACCCACTGAGAATATAATGTATGATGTGAAAGATTTAGCATGTAATGCTGATTTTCAAGAAGTGAAAATATAGCTGTTTTTGTTCCAACAAGATCCGTTAACATAGATCTAGTTCTTAAGAATTGGAGTTGTAAGATGAGAGCGTTAAAAGAGGTGCTTAATTCTGTCATGAAGAAATCGATGGTACTATATGCTACTTCCTGAGGAGAGGCGTTTAAAAAGAATGTTTCTCTATCTAAGACATTTGACATGTATTGAAGGGAATTACCGTTAAAGGTAAATGTTTTAGGAATATCTTCATATGTTTTATTATACGAATATGCTCCAACAAGAGGTGTGTACTGAACGGGAATGTATTCAGGCTCTTGTTCAAGTGATTTGTAAAAACAGTAATATGAAAATATCAACACATCTTTAGGTTGTAGACGCAGTGTTATCCCTGTGAATTCATCAACGATAACGGATTCAAAATCATACCGATTATTATTCACAGTGTATATTAGAGTGTCGTTCATGAAACTTCTTAAGAGTGCAGAGTACTGACGATTGATAACAACGGGTTGAATCTCAAGAAGTTTCGTAGGGAGTCTATTTGATGAGGTTGCTTGAAGGTCTTTTGTCCGTGCTTGTACATATTCAAAAGACCCGTCGATTTCATATCCCAGAGACTTTAAACGATTGGTGATATCGAATGTAGTTTGAGGGGGCTGTTGTGGTACTGAATCAGAATAGCGGGTCTCTATGGGTTCGGATACGAATTCAGGTGTCCAAATACAGGTTTCTACATTATCAAAGGTTTGTTGATAAAGCGTTTTTCCAACCATACCAACACTTAATTCACCAAGAAGCTCATTTACGAGCAGAATTAGATTGTCATTACGCCCACGACGTTCGGTGATATATCGAATATTTCGATATAAAAACATCGACTGTTTTCGAGTTAGGATATCCTTATAATTCCCAATCCCGTGAGACGTGAGGTAATCCCAAACATGATAACTATGCACATAAGACGTTCGCATATTTTGGACACGACTATCACAAATACATGCAAACAAGACCTGCCATAAAGTTCCCCAAAAGACTGGAGGATAATAAGGTTCATATGTTAAAAAAGTGTGATACCATCTTTGACCAGCATATGTGAGAAAAAGTTCTATATCCCTAATAATTTTAGGAAGTTCATCAATTTCTAGATACCCTGTTCCATAAGCTAAGATTGTTAGATCGTTTGCAGTAATCGCTTCAGCGATATCATTTACAGGAAACAGGATATTTTTTATAAGATCAGATTGTCCAGGATAGAGAGATATCAAATCATTATACAACGGAAGCCCAGGACGATAAGCAGCTCGCGTTCTTGGATGACTGTTGATGATGCTTTTCCTAAATTCAATCTCTTGTTGTGTATCTAAAGATAAAATCTTCATGACAGTATCGGATTCGTGATACTTCCCATTTAAGTTCAGATAATATTTCCATGTCGAAGGATCTGATTCATCGATAGCGTACCCTTTATCTAATAAAGAAGCATTTAACATAGATGCTTGATAGGAGTTTTTAAGAGTAAGTGTTTGTAAAAAATTGAGGATCTCATTTCTGTATGTTATGAGATCGGAGGCTATAGTTGCCATATCTTTCTCCAGTTAATATTACATATGCAGCAGCTTACAGTATGCTGCAATTTATAAATTAAATCTATAACGTAGCTGAAATATTACTATTTTCCAATAAGGAGACATGTCATTGGTCGAGAAAAAGTTATCCCCCAGTAGATTCGCAAAGATATTTGATCTTATTAGGGGGCAAGGGGACTATTCTAATTCAAAGGCATCTGACTATAAAAACCCCTCATCTCTTACAGGTCATAAACGGTCCTTATATAGTCATTCTGAAAAAGTAAATCTTTTAAGAACCATTGTTCCAGCAGCTACAAATAAAAGTAAACCTGTTGAGGCAGCCTCTATTATGTCTCTGGTTAAAGAAACTGCAAATCGGATTGGTAAAAATCGTTCTGAAAATATTAAGATCCTTCAGATGGCGCCGGAAGTTTTTCAGGCTGCAGAGTCTATTATCATCCCATCCATCTTATCTCCAAATGATTTAAGCGATTCTCTTTTAAATATTGTTATTGACTTAGAAGATGAAGTTGCAACACCTGACAAACGAGATAAAATCCGAGAGATCATATTAGATCATTTTAATAATGAACTTGATGTGTCTTCGAAATTGTTTGACTGGATTTATGAAGCCCGTTATAAATCAGGAGCTAAATGTCTGTTGACCATCCCAACTTCTGAAATGGATGCTCAATTTAATACCCCTGACAATTTCAATCTTTCCTCCAAAAAAGTCAGTATGGAGAGTCTCCACACCAAATTTAACACGATTGAAGATGAAACGTTATTTGGCCTTTCAGATACCAAAACTGGGTTCTCTCTTGAAAACTTCAAAACAGATTTTAAGATAGGAGATCACCAGAGTTTCACACGCAGTATAGCGTTAGAGATGGCATCCCTGTATACCTATCTTGAATCTCTAAAATCCGAGAAATCAGAGAAGAAAAAGCCCCATAAACCTAACTATAATTCACAAAAAATAGATGATAAACTATTGTCTACCCTCTTCACTGACGTCGTTGGTCTTGAATCTATGAAGGTCATTGACAACCCAGACATTCTTAAAAAAGATTATTTTCAAAAGAAGAACATTTATGCTAAAGCCAATAAAGGTGTTGGCGATAAGTATAAAAATAGTGTCATGCTTTCACTTGGACAAGCGAGTGAAGATGCGGAGAATATGGATCACCCTCTTCTTATCGAAGTTGCAACAGAAGCTGTTATACCCATCGGCATGCCTAATTCTAAAAAAGATCATATTGGGTACATCATCCTTCTAGATGAAAAAGGATATCCGTTAAACGTATCAGATAAGGATCCTAATCACGCAGAGGCTCTTGATCAACGTATTTCAGAATCTGCAAAACGATCCCCTTTTAATGACTTATTTGCAGCATACGGAATCGATGATATCAAAGCTTCTATTGCGGGTTCTAAAGGCAAATCTGATGCCATGTTTAACGTATACCAGAACATTGTTGAATATCATCTGAAAACAAAATTTAAGAAGAGTGGGTTTGGGGATGTTGAACCTGCGATGATGTCAAGTATCTATCGCCATCTCTTCTCTCGTTATCTTGAAGGGCGCCAAACTAAACTTCTTTATGTCCCAAAAGAGTTTCTTCAATATATCGCATTTGAATATAATGAAGATGGGACAGGTAAGTCTATTCTTGATAAATTTAAATTCATTCTAGCCCTTCGCATCACAACCCTTGTTGCGAATACGATGGGGGCGCTTAATGATTCCATCAATCGAAAAACAATCAATGTCACATTCCCTGAAAATGCCTCCTCAGGAGATGCCCTCCAGCTGCTCTCTGAAATTGAACGTGAAGCAACACGGAAAGAGACGTTTGGGATTTCATATGATCCTGATACGGTTGTTCGAGGTATTGGCCAGAAATCTCTTACCGTTAAGGCTGAGAATCTTCCAGGCCTTCAAGGGTTCTCAACCAGTCATGACTCTACACCAAGACAGTCTGTTCGGATAGATTCAGATCTTAATGATGATCTTAAAAATCTCACAATCCTGATGCAAGGGGTCCCCCCTGCTGCTATGAATAACCTATCTGATGCAGAATTTTCACGATCTGTTGCAACTATGAACATTCTATTCGCACGTATGATTAAGACGCAACAAAAACCTTTCATCCGACATATTTCTAAATGGATACAAAAATATCTCATGTTCGATGGCATCTTAAAGAAGAAAATCATGGTCGTTCTAGATGAATCTTTCACTAAAGAAAACTCTCCTACTGACAGTAAAGAGATACCTTCTTCTGAAACCGGAACAGTCGAAGATGTAAAATCTACAGATAAAGAACGTGCCTTTAACATGAAGTATGTTGATGTTGTAAAATCTGTTAGGATGCTTCTTCCTGAACCTACTGTTGCACCCTCTATTAGTCAGTTTAATAATCTTAATGAGTTCTTGAACTCAGCAACAACTATCTTTAACAACATCTATGCAGATGAACTCGTATCTTCTAACAGTGAGCTCACTGATACATTAAGATCTATCAAGGCACAAATGCTCTCAACAGCAATTCGGGACCATATTCAAACTCTCGGATTTGGGGATGAGTTCATTGTACCAGATCTTGCAGATCTTAGAAATCATGACATCACAGATGTACATCAAGTTATCACCAACCTTAAAGCCCATATGGACAGAATCCAAAAGCTCACAGCACCTGTTAGTTCTGAAGCTTCTGGAGATCTTGGAAATGATAGTAGTTTTTAACCAAAACATATAAAGGAAGGAACCTCACCCCATGGGGTGAGGTTCCTTCTTGTAATGTAACATCCATCAAACGACTGTGAACTGATCCATGATATCGGTGACTTCTTTTTGGATACCCATATTGGCCAGGTTTTCTGCAATCGTCTCGGCAACAGGTTTCGCACGATTGTAATCAGCACGATGGATCTGAACAAGCTCAGCAACATTTCGGCCAACACGACGCGTGTTATCGTTATGCTGCAAGATGCCATGAAAAGGAATGGATCGTTCGATGAGTTTGGACTCAGCGATTGTCCGTTCATATCCTGCCATGCCTGTTCGATCTGGCCACATGGCCGTGATGATGTAAGCATCGAGAATATTACGTGCTCGCATAGTGGTGTCATATTGGATAAACAGCGTATCAAAAGTAAAAGAGGATACCAATTGTGGATCGATTTCACCAGACTCAAGAATCCCTACCATAGAGGCTTGGGTATCTGGGTGTTTAATGAGATCTAAATAGGTTCCAAAGAAGTTAAAGATCACATTCCCAGTTAATTCGTTCCATGTAAATTGAGGATTAACCTGAGAGCGCCTGGCAGTTGTTGGCATGTTAAGCATTTGCCCATCATTACCAATGTTCACCTGTTGCGCATCGATAGACTTTTCAAAGTCGATACCGGTAATGCTTTTAGCACCACGTTCGATCAGAACCTTTAGAAAGGAATCGAAATTTTGAAGTTGAGGAGAAAGAGAGAACATCGTTGGAGACTGTAAGACAAAAGGAAAGGTACCTCCCATAACAAGAGGTGTTGCAACGTCAAGCTGGGTGAGATGCGGACCGATACCAAGCTGTGCCCCTTCAGGAAGGTTGGCAACAGCAGATCCATCGAGAGATCCTAATCGACCAGCATTACGGATAAGGGAATTGACTGATTTTACCATGATCGTTTACCTTACTCTTCAATGCGATCTACAGGGATTTCGAAATGATAGATGCGGTCAGGGATATTACCTGACAGTGTCACACGAATCGTTTTGCGATATCCAAGAGCATTGTCAGCAGCTGTCTTAAAGACAGTCACTTCCACTCGGACTTGTCCCCCAAAGGTGTTATAAATCCACTGCTCTAGATTATCAGAAATTAGTTTGTTAATCTTGTTGTCCGGAAGGTTGGAACCAGAATGGGTAGCCCACTCGAGCCGACAACGCTGTTTAACATACACAAGCTTATTGACAAAGAGAGAACTTGAGAGAATGGAATTGTCATATGGGTATACCGTACGATAATCAGGCCAGTGAAGACCGTTAGTATCATAGTACTGCATGTAATTGAGACCATTATCCCATAAGCGACGTTTCAGGCTATCCGTTGCTGGAGTCCAGTTTACTTCACTAAAGACAGTGACTGCAGAATTTGGAAGACCCCCGGGACTATCAGTGATCTGATTATTTGCAGCACCTTCATATAGAACTGTCTTAAGAAGAATATCGTAGGTAGCAGGTACCCAGTTCTTCCAAAGCGGTTCCGCTGACAGCTTACCAGCCTGCGTGTAAATATCTGCTCGTGCAACAGGTGTTCCAAAATATGTAGATTCAGGATATAAGGAAGCTGCAGCTCGAAGGGCGATACCGGTGGAGATATCCTGTGCTGAAGTGTTTCCAGGGTTATTAAAATCCTGTGAACACATCATCGGGCGAACATCCCCGCGAAGACCCAATACGCTAAGCATTTTTACTTTAGTTTCGAACCGATATCCTGGGTCCCAAAGAAAGTTAAAAGGATAACGCGCTTCATCAAGCATCTCTGGGTAGAGTTCTCCCTCCAACCATAGACCGGTTAGATCTTGGAGACCATTCCATGTCAGATCACCATCTGCTCCACCTTGAAAATAATTAATGCGGTTCGGATGGAAGAAGGTGGATCCTCCATTAAGAACTTCCATGTGATCATATGGACGACCCTCCGTATCTGTTCCAGATAGAATATTGATACGATAAGCTGTTATCCCAAGATCTGAAAGTTCAGAGGATACCGCAAGAATGCGATCACCAATAGTTTTAACATGTTCAGAATAAACATGAAAGTCCATGGGGAAGAGACTGTGGGGATATGCACCATCCGTTGCAATGTATTCACTCTCAAGTTGTTCATTGAGATCATAATACATGCGCGTGGTGGTATCAAGTGCGTTCTCTTTAAGAGAGATATCTAGAAACTGCCCGTTCGAAATACCCCGAACGGAGGTTACAATGTTTTCATTAACATTAAGTTTTACAGGTTCGAACCGATAGGTAATAGAATCGATCCGGTCAAATACTGAAGATTCGGCATCCCGTGTAAAATAGAGACGGAACCCCATGCTGTTTGCAAAGGCACCCAAATCTTTCGCACGAATAGCCATGATGGGATAGGTTGTAATTTCATCATCACCAACTTGAGCTGTTGATGTGACAAGATTTGTAAGGGTCTCACCTCCAACAATATCAAGTGCACGAACAACCCATTCAATGTGGATACCGGGTTCAGTAAGAGGTGTTGCCCCATCTAAGATCGGGATGGGGAGGTCGTCTTCATCAAGGACCCGGTTACCGCTCGCATCTTTTTCATACTGGATAAGACTTGTTGTATGAACCTTTGCTTCTAGCACAAGTGTTGATGCGCTCATATTGGATTCATCCCCAACACGAACATACCACACTTCCTGCCCAGTAAGCGCTGCCTTCATCAGCATATTTGGAGGTTGGAAGAATTTTGACTGAGTGTCGAAAATCTCTTCCCCATAGATTTCTTGAAGAAACTGGGTACTACCTCGAGTTGGGACGTTCATTGGGCCGCGAGAAGCATACCCAATAAACAGAGGCTTATGAAGCCCCTGGGGAGTTTCAACAATCTCAGGACGTCGGGAAATATCATCCACATTGATAAGTGCATGTGGAAACCTGTCATTAAAATTCGGCATTTTAAAGCTCCTAAACTATGCCCTAAAAGTAAAGCCATGGCCATCCTATAGGCCAATATTCATAATAAGGAATGCCTATGAAACATCGCAGTATTTATGAGACAAACGTTTCGAAGACGACTCTTAATACGAATCAGATAAATGATCTTGTAAAATACTTAATCACTTACCGTAATGAAATTATCATAGACCAAGGACAGCAAAAGCAAATTCTCTCTCAGAAATCAGGGTTGAAAACCCCAATATCGGAAATCTTTGCACATCTCATCAGAGAAGGTATTGAGGATATTTTAAAACTGATTGTTATTCCAAAATCAATTATAGATACACCTGAAGTCTTAACATATCCTCATTTAACATTCGACATTTACCAACTGTATCCTGTTGCTGAAAATGCTGCAAGATCTTTAGGTGTTACAGACTTTAATAAGAAAATTATTACAAATGTCACTCCCTGGTATAGTACAAGAACAGAGCAGGTAACATCACTCTCTTCACTACAATCTTCTGTCGTAAGAGATCTGTTCTCACGCTCCTATTTTACGAGTGATAGAACATGGATTTCCCCCCGTGTGGTGAGGTCTACGGGAAAAGTCTATACTATGTCCCTAGCCACCACTGTGGCTGGAAAGTATCAATTAACGGCACCTCAGATGAAAATTATCAGCATCCCTATCGCGTATTATTACTTCTCACAGATCCTCGATCCTTCTGAAATTGAACCTTTTTTAATGGGTAGTTCTGGAGCTCTTAAACTTGATCGATCTACAGATGTTCAAGGCATTCTAGCTGTGATTAATGAGCACATTAAAGACCCTGCAAGAATGACACTTGACGATCTCTGTCTTGTCCTTAGAAACATCGGGATTCAGAAACTTCAGATTAATCCAATGATTTTAAACACCATTACAAAATCTTGGGGTAAAGATATTTATACAAGTAAGATGTCTCTAGAATATCCCCCATATTGGGTATACAATCTTCTTCTTGCAGGGTCTGGTGAGAAGACAGGTCTATACCACCTTCTCAAACGGATGGGGGCAGATCGTGAAATAGATGAAATTGTTAAAAACATTTTAAGTTCTCCCTCTCTTGTGTAACATGTCTTATAATAAGGTGTGTAGATATGACCCCTGTTGAACAAACCCGAATGATTGATGCACTCAATCGGTATTGCTTTCACAATATTTGGAATGCAACACTTCAAGAGTATCGTGTTAATGTGAAACCCAATCAGATCTTAGCAGGACGCTACCTTAAAGGTAGCGTCTCTGTTGGATCTGAGAGATTCCCCCTTCCAACCCCAACCGACCAATATATTGCGTATTATGCTCCACAACAATCTTTTTTTGGAGGATTACGCCTTCAGAAAGGAGTGTGGATACGGTCTGATACTTTTTTAACACATTACAAAACACTCCTTTACAGTTACGATACAGAAGGACGTGTTCTTCCCCGAAATTCTGTGTATCTTTATTTATCTCCTATTTCAAATCGTGTTATTATTGCACTCTTAAAGAACCCTCTTTTAAAAGTATTCGGTCCTCACTTCGATGCTTTCTATATGACCGTCTATAGAGACAGTGATCAACCTAATCCAATCACTTTACAGACGTGGTATGTTGATCCTACAAATGCCTCTGGAAGTGTCAATGGTCTTGTAACATTTCTCAGCCAATCTAAAACAAAAAATTTTGAAGGAACACAGATTCTTATTAATGGTAGAGAATTTTCACAATCCAATCCCCTCTCCTATCAACCAGGTGATTACATTGAGATTCTCTGTGATGAGAATGTTATTGGTGCCTACGATGTTAATGTCTCTAATAATACAACAGGTTTCTACAGTGACATAGATTCTAAATATAAAGAGATCCTACACTGTCCAAAAACGATTAATCCAAACAATCAGCTCATCACCCACAATACTTGCATGCTATCTATCCTGACATCTGAAGGTATTGGGCGATATGTTCATCGCATCGATGATGTTGGGGTTGGTCAGATCACTCATAATGATCTTAGTATTACCACAGACGTTGTAGATGCCTATCGTACGTATCTAAATGATCAGGATCTTAAGATCCATGTGCGAGTAAGGACCCATACAAAAGATAATGTTCTTATTAATGACTTGTTTTATGTATCCTTTTTATATATCTGTTCCGATGAAGATATCCTTAAACATCTTCGAGGAGAGTTGGATAACACTTTATCTTTTTGGAAAGCATCTTCTCTTGAGAACAGCTTTTATACCCGTATGATGTTTGATACTCCTAACTCTACAGATAAATCCGTTCTTGATGAATATATTGCTGGACTAGGATATTACACCGTTGCAGCTATTTTATCAAATCATGTGACTACCTTTAAAACAGGTAATATGCAACGCCAATTCCGGGTTTACAAACCAGTTGCTCTTATTGGAAAATCTTGTTACCCCATGGTGTATCTTAGAGGGTATAAATTACAAGATGACCAATTCACATATGGAGATCAGTATTCGCATTCTGTCCGTATCACACTTAGCGATGACGTGTATCTAGGGAGTGAAAATGATCTTGTGATTGCGCTTATAGAGAACGGTTCTGGGCGTCCATATGTCTTTACGCCAGATGTGAGTCATACCACAATCACAGTTCCCTTTCGAGATGTTCGTATTTTTGAAGAACTTACAACCTCTGAATCGGTTAAAGGATACAGAGTTGAATCATTCCATCGATACATTGAGAATATAGAGACTCCTGGGTCACTTTCAGTGACAGACAATGGAGATGGGACAACAACGCTCTTATTTGGTCTTTCTAATTACAATAAAACATTTATCATTCAAAATCGTAATTTTTCCGTAAACATTAGCACATCACTTGATGACATGATCTTTACGGAAAAAGGATCCCTGACCCTCCCCTTGCAAATTACATGTATGAATGACACTGATAAGGTTGTGCCTTTATTAGGGTATAATACCGTAGATGCTTATATGAACAGTTTAAAGTTAGTTGATAATCTCGATATAAGTGTCAATACTTTAAAAGACAGCGAAGACCGCCTCGCTGGATATGAAATTTCCTTAAACACCCTTGATTATCTTAAAGAAGCCCCTGGGAATATTTTACAAACCATTGTCCATACTGGAACACAACTTTCAAATGAAGCAGGGTTTGTCTATAATGGAACCATCTCATTTGACAACAATATTAACCTCTGGTATCCAAATATCAGTCGTGCTTATGTTAAAGGTCTTCTTGTTTCAAAACTTGAAGATTTCGGAACGTATCTGGTTCCCAACATGACGACCCACACTGGAGATGCTTACAAGATTGAGGTGCATCTTTTAGGAACAGTTGCTGAACTTCTCGATGGCTATAGTTCGACTCCGGATATCAACAGGATTAATACAATTAGAGCTTATTTCAATCGGATATTAGAAGTAGATAAGTCTGTCGTTGTAGTTGATAGGTCTCATCTCATTTTTTCTAATTATGTTGCCCAGATAACTCGAGATCTTGCACAAGGGGTTTTAGAGGTTGCAAACGATCCAGATGATGTGAGATTTCTAGTACAGTTTAATACCTATCGACATCTTAGAGATATTGATACAGCATTGAAAGATATGGATATCATTGACTTAACATACACTGGTATATATGGCACGTATACTAATTTCAGTGTATCTCCTGAGATTCGGAAAATCATCTTAAGGTTTGAGAAGTTAGTTCTCCCTTCAGATCCTAACAGCCTTGGAGGATTATAAATGGCTGATCTTGAACTCCATAATGAAATTGAAGAACATTCTCGAACACATCGACTTATCGATATCTATGATCCCGATAATCCAGAGGGATCGGGTAATGTTGTTCCTTCTGTAGGATCTGTACTGACAAGTGGTTCTCGTATCTATGTTGTCACAGCAGTTAACTCTGTTACGTATAAGACAACATATGTTCAAGCAACCATCGTTGTTACAGATGAGGATGCAGGAGACCAGGTTTCCATCGTGTCTTATGGAAATGATTATTTTTGTCTATACACTGATGATCGGAACAGCCCAACTCGGCTTCAACCTGACACCCGACTGGTTATTACAGGACGATCGCCAGCAAGGTATCGTCTTATTATTAACAAGGGCACTCCTAATGAAAAAGTTATTTCCAAGTATTATGGAAGTAACGGTGAAGAACTCTCTGATTACGTACCCATGTTGCAAATTCTCACCAGTGATAATCAACCTTCTGGAAATTCATATGCCTTTCCCTGTCACACATCAGATATCCTCACTGAGGGACAGGAAGTTCACATGGTTATCTATAATGACCATGGGGCTTCTGTTGCAGAAGTCAATCTCTTCGTTAAGAATTCTGCGATCCTAAATGAGACCCCAGGCTTTCGACCAAGGATCACAGGACTTAAAGTGACCTCCCCTCATACTCGCAGTAATGGGGAAATTTTTATCTTTGAAACTCAAGATCCTGATTCTCTTAACATGCAGTTATATGTGACTTATAATGATGGGAATGAACAACCTGTTGATATTGATAATCAAAAAACATTTGTCTTTAATCTCGAACGCTTCATTGCGTCCTATGCTGGTATGACACAGGAAGTTCTCTTTAAATATTACTTAAGTAACACAGAAGAATTAGCACCTGGTGTAACACCTGAACCTGGATCTTTTATTTCCATTCGTGTCCCGATTATTGTAGTTCCTAATGAACTTGGTGTTACAGCTAAAGTATCTGTTCAGCCAAGATGGTCTCAATCTGCAAGTCAGTGGCTCTTAAAGTATTATCTCTATACGACAGATCGTGACACCATGATTGATGTTACCCCTCACACGACAATCACGGAAGGGTCCTTTTCAGGAACTTCTAGTTATATGGGGATATGGCAAGAATTTGAGATCGCTGTTGATATGATGGCAGCCATTCCTTCTCAGTATAGCGTTCCTCTCATGCATCGGCAACCTGTTGCTGTACGCCTTCAAAACATTTCAATTTACGAACGATACCTCCTTCGAGATGGCATGGGAAGTCCTGTCATCTATGGAGTGGATAGTCAGACGTCCAATCGTCCTATCCTAATGTATGATACTTCTCTTGAAAGATATTTTATTCCAACATCTATTTTTGAGACCAAAGATGAGTTCTTAAACTCATTTTACTTCAAAGCATCACCCCCATACCTCTCTGATACCGAAGATCTCCCACCGACCCCAACACATTTTACAGTACGCGATATGTCTAACGGTATGATGATCATCAGTGATCCTATTTCTGTAGATGATTATAATCAAGCCTTTAGTGTTATCGGAACACCGAAGGATCGCTTCACAGGTTCAGCTTCTAATGTCACCTTTGAATTTATTTATCGTCAGGATGCTTCTACAGATCTCATTCTTTATGGGGTCCCTGTAGATGTCCGAGTATCTGAGGCTGGATACCAAGGATAGTAAATACGTAATACCAAGGAGTATGGGAGAATTCTCCCATACTCCGTGCTTTATCCTATGATTTAAGTATTTAGACATTTAAGATAAGGATGTCCTTCATGGATGTAGCATATGCATCAACATTCCACATTAAAAATCGTGAAGTATTCGAAGATAAAAATTCAGAAGAAATACTGGCCACCCTTATTGAGACGAATGCTTATGTAAGTGTTCTTATAAATGGTCAGTATTCTGTTCTTGACATGAAACGTCTTCATTTTAAAACCTTAGTTTCCATTGATGAAACTTTGACAATCTCAAATTTTCTAGAAAATCATCTAACAGATATGTTGTATGTAACTCTTTCTTCATCTGAATCCTTTCCCCTTAAATCCGTCTCTTCAGGAAAGTTTGAAAATAGGGTAGAAACATTCGATCCTCATACACTTGACGCGTATAAGGTCGAGTATACTTCAATTCAGACTCCTGATATACGAAATAATGTAAATCTTAAAGATTGGTTGTATGATCTTGTTATATCAACATCAGATGATACCTTTTTAGAACACTGTCTTGTCAGTGTTAATGGTGTTTTACATAGAACGATTTATCATAATGAGGAGCTTTATGTTTCTCAAGGATATGCGAATATGAAAACATCTAACCTCTATGAGACATTAGTCATTGATACTTCTAAAGTTGGGGGGCATGAAATTGTTGACATCACTGAAGATATGATTCTTAATACAGAAACGGAATCTCTTTTAAAGGGTATCAGGTTAAAGATGCCAAGTGGTGTTTCTTTGAAAGATAAGAGTGTGCTCTTGTCTATCCATGGTAGATTGTGTGTATTTGACACATTTTACAAAGTAACAGGTAAGACCAGTATTAAGATTGATATTAACAAGTTTGATGGTAAACACTTCATCCTCAATCACCCTCTAACAAGATGGTCGCGTCAGTATCGGTCACCAGGAAATTTCCCTTTAGAGGGAGACCTCCCCTCTAACAGTCAGCAGCTCTCCCCTCCCTGGCCAGAAGACAGTCCCCTCTACACAAATTTTATTGACGAGGGGGGGCGTATCAGTGCGTCCTATTTAAACAGTGAACAGTTTGTACGAGATCTACTAGCCTCTCGTCACAGTTTCATTATCTTGATTAATACATCCACATTATTTAAACGTACATTCGATCTAGAACCTACTTTTGTTCCAGGTATCCATACGGGACATCACGTAGGTACACCCAGAGGGATCTTAACGTATAATGATCTTTGGACGCTTCCTTACACGATCCTGTCTTCTCAAGACAGATACCATACTCTTATGATTAACTCTAGACGTTTTACAGATGACATTTCTAAAACAATTGAAAACCCTGAAGTTTACATCGCCCCATGGTTTAATCTGAAATTATCAGATCATATCCCACATGTTAAGCTTACAGAGTTATATGTACCATAATGTTAAAATAAGATAAGGGAGGTAACTCTCCCTTATCTCTATGTCTCATGATAATCCATGTTATGTTATTTGAGATATATCAGTTGGAGTATACTGTTCCATGTCAGGACAATCGTCGACCTTAACAAACATTGTTAAAGCTATAGTTGATCGTAAATATGCAGCTATTCGAAGAATCATTTCGCGGAGTCCAACGACCACTATTAAAGGGTTAGTTCGTGTTGCAACTGAACAAGAAATTTATCAGGGATCTGATGTTACTGCTATTGCAAAGCCGAATCAGCTTCACACTCTTTTAACCCCATATGACATTCCTTTTAATGCGGGATTTGATGGGGATATGGAAGCTGAAGATCTTGAAGTGAAGCAGTATGGTCGTATCATACTGTCACGTGATCTTGAGATTGTAGACTTTGTTGCACAACTCCAAACCCCCTCTGTGGGATCCTTTGTTGAAATCGATATCGAGTACTCTCTAAACTATCTTACACCATCTTGGGTATCCATTTTTCTTGTTAAACCCAGATTCGCAGAAGGTAGCACTGTTATAACAACTGTTGGAACTCTAACAACTGCCAATCTTGCCATCCCAAAAGGATCAATTATTAGATTTAGAATTACCAATACTGGAACAAGTACCCCTGGTGCTCGTTTAAATGTTGGTATTGCCGGGAGAGGGACATTAGTATAATGATTTATACGTCACCCAACATTTTTCAAAACGCTTCTAAAAACTTTGACCTCACATTACAGAATGATTATAATGTCGTTTTAAGTAATAAAATTCTAGACTTAGGATGGAATGGACATTCTAAAGTAAACATAAACGTTCTTATACCCCAAGGCGTTGCCATAGGGTCTTTAAATACCGCATTGGCAGCACTTCGTCCAGGTACCCTTCCTGAAGGATCAACTTTTAAAGTTGAAATACATGGAGAGATAATTGGGAAAGGAGGCACTGGTGGTTTTGGAACAGAGCAGAGATACGCGCGAGGAGGTAATGGGACGCGTGGTGGTACAGGATTTACCTCTGAAGGGTACGAATGCACTATAAATAACTTCGGCCGTATAGCCGGTGGTGGTGGAGGTGGTGCCGGATCTGGTAATGAAGCTCCGAATGGGGAAACCTATGACGACCCTGGTGGCTCAGGGGGGGGGGCGCCGGTTGGCAACCTGGCACTAGAGGATATGGTAGTCGCGCTGGTCAGAACGGGTCAAAATACTCCGGTGGTCTTGGCGGCGTAAATGATCGAGGTGATGGGGGCGGAACTGGTGGACGTGCTGGTCGAGGTGGGAACCTCGGACAGGCTGGTGGGTACTCCTATGGTAACTATGGAGGCACACCAGGTCCTGGAGGGTATTCCATTATTGGAGACTCTACAGTAACCTGGATCAACACTGGAATCAGAGAAGGACCCATTACCTCTTAATCTTAACACTAAGAGGATATATCTAATATGCTGTATACCTCCCCAAGTATCTTATCTCCAAGTTCTGTCATAAAAGCGGAATTAATCATCACTTCTAATATTAATAATTTAAATCTTAAAAACTGGGTTATGTCTCAGATCGGGTGGGATGGAGTGCGACCCATCGAGGCCACTGTTACTGTGGCCTCAGGTGTCATCATTGGGAGTATTCGTCCATATGGATATGGGGGATATTACTCATATGGAACCATTCTTCAAGGATATACCGGGTTTTCAACAGGAGATTTTCCTACAGATTCTGTTGTAAATTTAATTGTAGAAGCAGGTGCTTACATTGTAGGCCATGGTGGATCTGCCGTCGACCGAGACAAGGGTGTTCGTAAGACGGGGGGTGACGCCATGTGGATCACTTCTCCGATCTCGATATGGAATTATGGAATTATATCTGGAGGAGGAGGTGGAGGCGGCAACTCTGTTTACTGGGGCGGCTCTGGTGGAGCTGGATGGGATCCAGGATATGGAGGGGGTGAACGTAACTATGGCGGAAACGCCTCTCTGACAACTGGCGGCTCTGCCGGTGGTGGGGGTCGTGGTGGGAACTTGGGTGCAAATGGGAACCCAGGAGATTGGGGTGCTAGAGGACTCGCAGGTTATGCCGTTAACACTGGAAACAGCCTTGTGACTTGGCAGGTTGTTGGTGATCGTCGAGGTAGTGTCTATTAATGAGAGGAAGGACCTATTTTAAAAATGAAAAAATTTCCATATGCAATTGTTGAAGGTAAAACTGTTCTTAAAATCACACATGACACAATGGAGACTGCTTTTGAGAATCTTCCTAAAGATGATAATGGGAACCTTCTCAAAAGACCCTTCCAAATAAATGAAACGATACCATCTGAATATGAAGAAGGATTTTATTATCTTGAAACATGGCTAGATGTTAAACCTAAACGTGTCATTCAACGATACGTTGCCAGGAAAATTGATATTAACGAACTCTATCTCCTTAAAAAAGAAGAAGTTAATGTTAAATTGGACAGTGCTTTAAGTACTGGTGTAACACATGACGGTCATTGGTATCAAGCTGATACCTTCTCCCTCTCAGCTATTGCTTCAAATGCAGTTGAGGCTCAGGCAGCCACTGTAAAATCAAACTATACTGTTAAATGGTACGATGCTAAGAATGAAGTTGTAGAACATGACAAAACATCATTTATTGAACTGCATCGTAAGATTAACGCTTTTCACACAACATTACGTTCCAGGGCACGTGTTCTTAAAGATGATCTTTTAAAAGAACTACAGTCTGAGAACTGGGATGCTCTAAAGAATCATCCTATCGTATTTATATCGCCAGAAGAGTATGATGAGAATGTCACTGAAGCAGGGTGATTTATAGATATAGATATACAGAGTGGCCATCTGGCCACTCTGTATATACTTTATATACCTATGATCATCCTATGATTTTAACCTTTTTAAATATAGGTAATATTGATCATGTTGAATTTAGAAGAACTTAAACACCTTAAACCTGTTAAAGATCTCATGGCGTTCTTTGAGTATAATTCAAAAGATAAAACGATGACATTCACAGGTGAGACTCTTACGGTCCTTATACCTAAGAGATTTGAAGCATATGGAATGCTAGCTCTTGGGAATATTGTTGAGACAATTGGGATCATGGAATTGTATATTGACAACAAGTATTTATCACATTTACATCTTCTTGCTAAGATTAAGACGGACCCTTCCGATATTGCAGTTTTTACACGAGACGGTATCGACTATCAAATTCTCAGTTATCAGACAGGTGATACCTTCCTTCTTAATACTGAAGTTGTCAAAAACCCAAAAACCATGTATGCTCTTCACACTGAGTTCATTACACGTGGTAACATCCCAAGTGGATACTCCTATGATGACCTTTCCTGGATTTACGACACGGCAGGTGAAATTGCTGATGCTAAAATTCCTGTAGATCATGCTATCTATGAAATGATGTTTGCACATCTAGCCCGTGATAATAAAGACATGTTTAACCAATATCGATATACTGATATGACGGGAGGATATGTATTTGTAGGTCTAAGAGATGTTGCATTTGCACCGACATCTAACACTGCAAGAAGTATTGGGTCTTATTTCTCAGAAGGTCTTAATGCAGCACTTATTAAAGAAGAGACTCAAGAGCATCTCTTTGAGAATCTCTTACGAGGGATCCCAACTCAGGAAGCATCTGAAGAAAACCCTTCTTAAAATAAAAATTCTAGAGGATATAAATAATATGTTAAAAGTGGCGTCCATCTATTCTTAAGGTATATATTTCTATTATGAATCACGGTATCAGATCAACAGGGCTGATATATGTAATGCGATTCAAGGGCCATCCCAACCTCTTTTGATCAATACCTGTTGTTTCCGTCGTTAGAGATTTTCAAGACCTCTACCCTCGCACTTAAAGGTGTGTGTAGGGTTTTGTGAGAAGGTTTCTAACATTTTAATCAGGGACATTGCGGAGTCCCATTGCAACTTGCCGAAATCATAGGGAGACTCACCATGCTTGATTTTCGTTAGTTAGGTCATCTTCCATTTAAACGTCCTCTCTTTGCCAGGGTCTGTTATCATTAAAGACCAGCTTATGAGGGGATCCAACAACCTGTGATCGCTAAAGTTGATGATCTCACCTGACATCCGAGTGAAGTTAGGTGAGATTGTCTGTCCATGAGAATAAAGGGTCAGAGCATCCTAAGTAACTGGTTAAGGTGGTAGGTTCCACCCGAGGCTCATACTGTCACCCAAAGACAGCGGTTCCAGTAGGACGGAGAGAGTATTTAAAACCGGTACTCTCTTGAAAGTATTCTAATCATGATAAGGGGAGGGTGGTGCGTTACGCACCACCCTCCCCTTATTTATTCTGCCTTTAAATTTTTAAGACAACTGCGGAGAATTCCATATGATGAATCAAGACCGTAGTCTTCAAAAGAAGTTCTTTTTGAAGAGATCATATGACTATGATCGACCTATTGGCCGACAACCCTATTTAATTGAAGATAATGTCATCGCTCCAGGGGTTCGGGTCAACCTATTTGACCTGTCACAATACGACAATCCTAACTATGACACTGAGAATTTGGATACTTGGGTGTCAGAGGGCGCTGCAGTTGAATCGATACTGGTCGAAGTGATACAAGCTTCTTCACCAGCTATTGTTGAGAAGTTCACAGTTCCGATGCCGATGGCGGCGGGGCCGTATGATGCCAGTCGATTCACAGCACCTGATAACCAGCAGGACTCTTCTGTTCGTATTGCAAAAGTGATGAATTTTCCAGTTCTCCTAATGCCTGGTATAATGCCTAGTAAATTTCAATCCAATGGTAGCCCGTCTGTCATCTTCGAAGATACTGACGAGTCTACATCCATTCATCTCTCGATCTCCTTCCATGGGGACCTCGATCTGAAGACGGGTCATGTTTCCGGGTATCCGGAAGTTTCATCATGGGAGTGTTCCAAAAACCGAACGGAGACTAAGTCTATCATCTCAGTAAAAGCAATTGGATGGACAATCGCCGCCTATTACCTACCACCTACTTCTTCCACTGCCTTTCATGGACTTTTACAGCGTAATAACAAGAATACGCTGGGCCAAGATGTTGAAGTTATCAAAACACCTGATACCCCAAAGGAATCATTGGAAAACTCTGTGCATCAAAATGACTTGGCATTATCCGCATCACACCGGCGCACCCAAATTTCAGAGGTGATAGAACATGTGATGGGACCTGTAGAATTTATGGGTTCAACCACGACAGATCAATACACTGAGGCGCAATATCTGTCCCCTGAGAGTTTGAAAGGAGCTGATACCTATCGTCGAAAAGAGGTCTTTGGTTTTACCATCAAAGCTCTCAAATCAGGGTCCCCTTATATGAAATGGGGGTATGTTGACACGTATGATACCTTCACCATTCGAGGAGATCGAATCGTCAGGGATTGTTGTAAAAACCGAGTCCTTCTTAAATACATATGGATCAGTTCTAACGATGGTCTTAAAATTATGGAAGAGGGGTCTTTCATATCTATGAAAGAGGCCTATGAGCATCTTGCTAAGAAGCTGATGAGTCCAGAGTGCCAAGACATCGTTGAACATGCTTTGTATAAAATTCAGGATTAGCAGCACGTGGTTTTCAAATAAAGAGGGTATTATCCCTCTTTATTTTTTTCCTCAATTAACATAGAAACATATATTACTAATATGAAACTCACACTTTACAAAGAAGAATTTATAAGTAATTTGATTACAAGATAACATAAGAGAGTGTGGAATAAAGTCCACACTCTCTTATGTTACTTTAATGATAAAGCATAATAAAGTACCATCTAATGTCCTCTAAAATTGGAGAAACCAATGCTACCACTGCCGATGTGCGCACATCCGCAACCATGGACATATCTAGTAACCAATCTTGCAACTTCAGCACCCAATGTATCTATTCAGAACGATTCTGAGGTTTCAAAGTTTGTTCTTGAAGTTGCAGAAGATTATACCCTTCCTGAAAAAGTGTATGGTACAATTCTACCCGATTCAGAGCGTATTATCAAGACATTCTTAGATCGTAAAGGTATCTCTACCGGGACACTCCTCACAGGTGAGAAGGGTGGGGGGAAGACTCTTCTTATGAAAGCTATCAGTGTTATTGGACGACAATATAATCTCCCTACCTACATTATCAATAAACCTTATTCGGGAGACGCCTTTAATTCGTTTATACAGTCTCTCCCTTCAGGAATTATTAATATTGATGAATATGAGAAAGTTTATGGATCCCATGTTGCTCAAACAAAACTTCTTACCATTTTAGATGGAATTATTAAAACCCATAAACTATGGATCTTTACCTGTAACGAGAAATATGCTGTCGATGGAAGAATGATCAATCGACCTGGTCGTCTTTATTATTATCGAGATTATTCTGGATTGTCTGAAGAAGAGATCATTGAATATTGTGATGATCAACTTAAAGATCTATCTCAAACAAAGGACATTCTTGAAATAGCAGCTCTCTTTAAAGCCTTTACATTTGATATGGTAAAGAGTTTGGTGGAAGAAATGAACCGTTACGAGTTTACCGCTAAACGTGCTATTGAGTTCTTAAATATTAAACCTGAAAATGCAGCTCAGGTTGAATACATTGTCTCTGTATTTACAGGGGATAAAACTCTTGAAGGTGGACAACTTAATGGATCGACACGAATCCATGGCCACCCTAAATATTACAGGTCCCTGATTAACCTAAACTATCGGGGAGATGATAATACCTTAAAATCGATCACGATGATACCTTCAGAAGTCGGAATGAAAATCTCTGATGATGGGAAATGTTTATATGCTCAGGCAGCCACTGGTGAAGTTGTGATCTTTACAAAGAAAGATGTTCCAAAACCAGATCTTGTGAATATGGAGCGCGGGGACCTTTCACAGTTCACAGTCTCACAACAACTACAGAACACCCCTAGAGATGAGACCCTGCGACCGCAAGGGTTATCACCTATGAATTTCCCATTTCAACAACTATGAATCGTGAGATGTTACTTTAGAATAAGAGTGGAGATATATTTCTCCCTCTTATTTTTTTTTGTCTCATTTCAATTATGACGAAAATGTTATAGCATACTCCAGAGTTTTATTGGGGTACGTATTTTTTAAATAGTTTCCCATGGGGAGTCCCTTATCATGAGCCTTGCACTTGAAAAATCATTTGACACGATTTCTTTTGTAGTTGAAACCTTGATCGTCAGAAACGGTAAGAAGCTTAAACGTCTCACACCTGACGAACATGGTTACTACGGCAATTTCCCAATTGCCGTTATTGGGGGTAAAACTCGAAACGACACGTTTTATGAAGCTCCTGAATTTTTATCTCAAATTCAATCTGAAAAATCATATTTTAACATGATGCTTCGCGATGGAACTCTTTATGGTGAATTGGGCCATCCAAAACTCGACAACATGAGCCATCAAGAGCAGCTCAACCGACTCGTGCACATTGATGAAAGTCGCGTGTCTCACCATTTTCGTAAAGTTACCAATGGAGAAAAACTTTCCTCAGGTGGAACTATAGTACTTGCAGATATTAAACCCCATGGTGAGAAGGGATATGTTGTTAAAGAAAATTTGTCTGAACCTTATATGAACACATCATTTTCTCTTCGATCCATTACCCAGGATCGTCAAGACCCATCGGGTGTTCTTTATCGCAAGATGCGCAAACTCATAACGTTCGACTATGTTCTTGCTGGTGGGTATGAAGAAGCTTCTAAGAGATACATAGTTGGGAATGAAGGTGTTCGGATTAAGCTTGATCCTGCAAACGATATTGCCCTTCTTCAGGAAGTTGCTTTAGAACATTTTACGATGAAAGAACTCTCTGATATCTTTGGAACCAAACAGGTTCTACTCCATAAACGCCAAGTTACAGTGATCAAAGGGTCCGGGTTGTTTAAAGAGAATGGTGAGAATATGGCTCGATCCATCTACCATGAACTTATTAAGTAAGGAACAAACATGTTTGAACATTTAAATATGACCACTGACAGTCTTCTCACTGTAGGGGTTGAATCGTGTGATGCGCCCGTCCCTGATGAGGTGTGTGATACCGAGGATAATGATAAAAATATAAAAGTCGAGTATGGGGTGATTGAAGTCCCATTCCCGACACTTGCAACTCGAAACATTCACATCGCCGAACGTGTCGAGAACGATGTCGTTAAAAGTTACATGGTATATCTTGGTGATCTTATCGGATGCACCCCTGAAAATGATGAAATCGTTAATCACGTATGTTCTATTCTCGACATGGCCGTACCTGGTCTAACCGTTGATATTGTCATTAACACGTATGGCGGATCTCTCATCTCGGCGTCTCGTCTCGTATCTGCTATGCGTAACACTCAGGCAAATGTTACCACGATTGCACTTGGAAATGTCATGAGCGCAGGGACGTACATTTGGGCGAACGGGAAGAACAAAGTAGTCTACCCATCTTCTATATTTATGTTCCACAGTAGCTCCCATGGATCCTATGGGTTCACTGACATGATCGCAGAGACATCTGTCATCATAACTGAGTATTGCATTAAACACACAATTGATCCGCTTGTAGAGTCTGGTATTCTTCTTAAAGACGAAAAGGATATGATTATGTCAGGTGAAGACTTTGTCCTCTCTGGGGTTATCGTTAATCAACGTCTTTCTAAACCCACTTCTGAAGATAAGGAATAATTATTATGTCAAGTGTTCCAACAAATTTTGCAGTCGTGGATGCCGAAGGAAATGTCTCCTATGAGCATCTTGCTGTACCATCTGAAGATAAAAATATTCTCTTTGGAATTATGGGTGCAACTTCTAAGGAAGGTTTTGGTACAGAATCTTTTGCAGAACAAGTTGCAAATATTCGTGCATCTAAAGGTGGCGAAGGATCAAATTCTTACGCTCATTCTGTCCGTATTCATTATGTGAACGACGTTTATCACATTTATGGTAATATCTTTGAATTTGACAGTTTCATGGGGGTTGGGTCTCCCTTCATTGTGTGGATGCACGAACGCACAGATGCTGATACAGTTATTCTTCATCTATCCGACTGTCTTTCTAATGTAGGAGGGTCGTCTGCATATAGCATCATGCAGTATGTTGGTGTGATGGGTGCTATTGTATCTTCGAAAGCTAAAACCATTTTCTCAGTGGATTCCCTCACAGGGGGTCTTGGTACCTACTTTGCATTTTGCTGTGACGAAATAGATTATCGTCCAGAAGGTCAGTTGGCGTTCCTCCCGACGCGCGCCATTAAGAGAGATGGTTACACTCAAGCTGTTAAATCTTTTGTAGATCACATTCTCAAAGGTGCTGTATCAAAAGGCTTCATCACTCAAGAAGATGTGGATAAAGTTTGTGGTGGCGTTACATGCATTCTTGTTTCTCTTCCTAAAGAAAACACTTCTGAAGATCCCGCATCTTTGACTGGATGATTTAAAAAATATAAGAGAGGTGGGATCTCCCACCTCTCTTATATCTATATATCGTGTTGCTCATATAAATACAGATATATATTCCTATCATGATCTTGCTTAAGCATCGTTATCATTTAGGGGATCTAAAATGAAATGTGAAGCATTCGCTCTCACAGCGTGTATCATAGCACTTGGTGCCAGCTCGCTGATGCGCATGTGTGCACAGAAGATGGAACAAGAGCTCATCTTCGATGCAGAGAAGGAAGGGAAAGGTCTGGTCAAGATCGGTAATGAGGATCGGACCGGTATCTTCATGTCACTTGTTGACGTGGACATCATCGACGATACTAACGCCGCGTGAACCAACCTTTTTCATACCTCAGATTAAAAGAGAGGCTTTAAAATGCGTATCCTTCCAACCCTGCTCATCGGCCTGTCCGCAACCTTCCTTGTTATGGAGAGTAAATCTTTCCTCAACAAGAAGAAAACCTATGATGCCCTTCGCAAGCAACTCTGGGATGACGACCCAGAAACTGAAGGTGAAGTCGTAGAGTTTTCTGCACATCACACGAAAACCGATGACACCTTCGAGGCGAAAGGGCCATCACCCCACATGGGAAGTCACGTCGTCCGCAGAGATTATTCTGATGGCCCTGAACCTTACCCGATTAGTGAGAGCACCTGACCCATACACCCAGAGGTATCATCCTCTGGGTACTCTTCTCTAAATGTTTTATTTTTTGTATAAAAAGTCTACATATGGTCACATATTTTATGTGAGATACTGCCAATTTAGGTAGGTTCAGGTAGAGATACGTATATGGATTTTTTAAGAGTATTAGAAGGTGTTTATAAATGATATTTTACAGATCAGATTGGACAGATGTAAATGGTGTTCCACAGGCAATGGCTGATCTTGGAACCCGTAATACTTCCTTTAGAAGATTAGCCCTTCTCTATCGCAAGCTTGGTATTAAAAATGATCGATTCCACCTCGCTCTTACACAACCAAGTATTGCAAAATATGACCCGCATAATCTAACAGATCCGTCCATTGAATTGCGCATGAAGATTGCACATGAAGCATCTATCAACCCTTGGTATTATTTAAGGGAAGTTGTTAGGATTGGGGAGTCTGGTGGTAACCCTTCTTCGTTCCAAGCACACCGTGCAAATATCGCTATGGCGTGGTGTTTCTATCAGAGTATTGATTATATTGCCATTCAAGCACGTCAGACGGGTAAAGAACAACCTCTTAGATCAAAACTTAAGACCCCTACAGGGTGGTTGCATATGGGGGATGTTCGAGTAGGATCTGTTCTCCTAGCACCAGATGGTACTTCGACTCAAGTTACTGAAGTCTTCCCTCAAGGTGTTAAAAACATCTATCGTATCACTTTTGAGGATGGTCGTACTGCAGAATGTGGCGAAGACCATTTATGGGATGTTTATGATCAGAACCTTTCACCAAACACAGTAAACTGGGAAACCATCTCTTTAAAAGATATTCTAACACGATTTAAAATAAGTAGAGAAGGTCTTTATATTCCCCGTGCGATTTGGGATACACCGTCTCAAAACTTTATGTTACAAATAAAATCTATTAGACTTATTAGTCAAGAAGAAGCTCAATGCATTACTGTTGATCATCCTTCTAATTTATATGTAACAGATAATGAAATCGTAACACATAATACAATTGGGGCTATTACCATTGAATCTCACTTGATTTATCTTGCTGGGAGAAACATGGAAATTGCTATGATCACAAAAGACAGTGGTCTTCTTCAAGCAAACGTTTCTCGTCTTAAAGGGATTCGAGATGAGCTCCCTGAATGGATGATTTTTAAACAGTCTAAGGACTCTGATAATAAAGAAGGTGTCATCTATTCTAAGCTTAACAACATTTACAGTACACACATCGGAAATATGTCACCACGGGCAGCGGATAAGGTAGGTCGTGGTCTTTCAGTTCCTGACATTCACTATGACGAACCTCCGTGGATCAATAATTTTAAAGTCATTTGGGATGCCGCTAAACCTGCTATGAGTAAAGCAGGAGAGAATGCTAGAAAGAACGGCATGCCCAGTGCAACTATCTTAACAACAACGGCCTCGAGGATCGATACACCTGAAGGGTCATTTACATATGAACTTGTTCAAGGCGCCATGCCTTTCTCTGAAAAACTCTATGATCAAGAAAATCACGAACAGACACGAAGTGTTATTAATAATAACTCTGTCAATGGCATGGTTAATGGAACGTTTAGTTATCTTCAACTCGGTAAAACACATGCCTGGTTTATTCAAGAGACTAAGAACATTGCAAATAAATCTTCTGTAGATCATGATTATTTAAATATGTGGAAAACCGGCGTTCATGATTCCGCCCTATCAGATAGAGATATTAAGAGACTCAAATCTGAAGAAGGGGAACCAGTTTATGTACAGATCACCCCAGAGGGTCTTGCGATTTCATGGTATATCACTGAAGAAGAGGTTACTAGCACATCTTTTAAAAATCGTAAGATTATCTGGGGCACAGACTCTTCTCAGAATGTTGGTGTGGATTTTACAACCTTTGTAGGTGTTGATACTAAAACCCTTAAAACTGTTGGAACCTTTAGGTGTAACACTTCTCGTATTTTAAGTATAGCTTTTTTCATCGGATTCTTCCTTGTTAATAATCCAGGGCACACCTGGATCCCTGAAGCTAAAAGTACAGGGTCGGTTATGATAGAGACTGTCTGTGAGATCCTTAAGAAACATGGAATTAACCCTTTCACCAGGATCTTTAACTACATCATTCAGCGTTCTAATGAAGAGACTTTTGGTAAGATAGATATCACAGATATGTCACATCTTGAAACCTCTGTTCGAAAGTATATGGGATTCATGACGTCAGGTCGGACACGTCCATATCTTTTTGGGAAGATCTTAAGTCAGGCGGTCCGTCTTGCTGCTGAAAAGGTTTTTGATAGAACCATCGTCATGGAGCTCTCTGGTCTAAGTGTTCGAAATGGACGTATAGATCATGATAAGGGTAGCCATGATGATTCAGCTGTGGCATGGCTCTTATGCTTTTGGTTTATTTTTGAAGGTAAACATCTTCATAAATACGGTTTTAAAGAAGATGACATTATCTCTCTAGATCTCATTGATGATGAGGGTAAAAGCTTAGACCCCGAGTATGTTGCCCATCAGAAGTCCTTACGATCTCAAATTCATCATTATGAAAAACTTATTTCAGAAACAAGTTCCCCTATGATTAAACAAAAATATAGCCAGATCATATCCGATCTTAAAGAAAATCTAGATGATGCTATGACAGAGGAAGTCATTTCAGTAAACAAAGTTTCAAAATCTATTTCAAATGCAAAATCTCCACAGACCGTAGAACGTGAGAGAGAGTTTCATTCTAAAGCATTTGAGTATATAAACCTGTTAAGTTAAAGGTAGGTCCATGTCAGCCCATATTCGAAATCGATTTCAAGAACTTGGGATCATCATTGGTCCTAAGGAGATAGAGGGGATGTTTAAGATTGTTACAAATTTTGAACTAAGATCCACACATCCCCTCGCATTAAACTCCCCACTCATTGGGGTGTATGCCATTTCTTTTATTGACAACATTGACGCACGTGCAATGTTTGATCTCTTTAAAGTAAGAGAAGATGACCTTAGACGGATGATTAAGGAGATCCCGTCTATAGACAATTCCTTTCGCGTATTTTCAGATCCGTTCAATCTTTTATGCATATGGGTTGTACATCTAGGACTCATCACAATTAAAAACCCGACACAACGAGAAGAATTCTGTCTTAATGTTTTAAAACTTCTAAATTATAAATTTTTTACAGGGATCGTTAATAGAGCTTTTAAATATCTTGCAGATGAAAAAGTCATGGCAGCAACTCTAGATGGACTATCTCGAAAATCTAAAATTAAAGTATATGGCACTTGGAAAAAGCTTATTGAAGCAAGATGTAAATCTATTTTGTCCTATGACAAGCATTATAAAGCCCTCATAGATGCTGCTCCTGATATAGGCTCTCCCAACAAACCCGCTAGTCTCCAATACGTCTTAACGGATACTCGCACACGCATGGTTGATCGGGTTAAAAATGTTACAGATGCGTTTTATCAGACACGTGTATCAGGATCTGTGATTAAGAGTACGAGTTCAACACGAGGTGTTGGGGATGAAAAGTATATTGTAGAAATTAATTCAACCATCGAATCTATGGTAGTAGGAATTGTATCTCAACTTAATAATGCCAACTCGTTCTTAGATTACAATCTCATACGGACTGTTACGAAACAGTATCGAGCGGTATCTTCTGATAACCTTAAAAAGATTTTAACACAAATGACACTTTTATATAGAGATCAAATTTTAAATAAGACTCTAGATACACCCCTCATTGTTAAAGCCGATAAGACTGATGTTGGTATTAGAATCTTGATTAAAGACATCATTCAAAATGGATTTAGATATAGCGTAACAAATGGTGTCTCCCCTAATGATTTTAGGGCAACTTATTTCAAAATCATTGATGGGTATTCATCTTCGCGTATTGCAGATGAGGGGATTAAAAGTGTTAGAGACCGACTTATTATTCTGGTTGATAATGTAACACATATCACACGTGAGAATACGAAGTCTTCCTTTAGACTTGCAATCATCAGTTACATCATTTTAAAATCGATATCCTTAAGTAAGTCCTTTGACTAACAGATACATGAGAGAGAGGTGGGATATCCCACCTCTCTCTATGATCATACGACTTGAACATCTATATTACTTTTTAGATAAAGTATTTCATAAGAGCTCGTGCAGATTCTGGGTCAAAATAATGACCCTCTTTAACTTTACCCATGGCTTCAGCATACATCTGAGGGGAACCCTCTTGCTCATACCGATCGACCATGTCCCGAATACGGCCGATGTTTGCCCCTGCAAACACTTGACCGATGTCGATTTTGATAACAAGGTCTGTAAACAACATTTGTTTAGCTGCAATAACACAAAGTTCTGCAATGGGATCAACCATGCTCGCAGGGAGGTTTGTAAGGTTATCGTCATACGCAAGAACACACTCAATGACCAATTGATCAACTGTTGTCGTAGGTGTAATCTGAATAACGTTTCCATCCCAAAGTGTTGCAACAGGTGTTAAAATCGCACTACTTCGCGTATGACTCTCCGTGATAGCACCTGCCAGATTGTTCATGGTGTTACCTTGATTGGCATAGAGCATCGGTGATGCTCCATAACTCCTCGCGTAACCGATCCCAAAAGATACATTTCTAATAGCTGAAATATTACGATGGTCTCGAACATCTGGAGGTACTTGATAGAGATCCCCTTGAATGGAGGGTCCTAAATAAAACTCGCGAATATCATCCGCTCTTAATCGATACTCTTCTCTTAATATAATAGGCTTAGGACGCCCTTGGGCAATGCTCACATCTTGAATAACACGACGCCTTACAACACGATCAAGAATCTTATCATCTAGTGTTGAACCTTCACTCTCATTATGCTGATTAAACCCAAGGTCAAGAAGTTCTCTTGGTATAGTAGAATATATTCTTTGAAGAATGATGTCTAAGGGGTTAACACTTGATGTCATAAATAGCCTCATATTTAAGGGTGACGGTATGTCCTCTTACTCTCTTAAATATGAGAGTATTTTTCCATAAAATGACCACGATACTTCGAGATTTTAAGTTAATAAATGAGCTTAACGAAACATGGCATGATATACATCCATAGGGAGATCGAAGATGCCTCTTATTAAAAGAGCTGAATCTGATATTCTAAGATTAAAACCTATTGTTCACGGATATGTAAATCCTTGCACTGTGAACCCCTCATTTGGAGCCGGTCTTGGTAAAGTGTTTGACACTGAATTCCCCGGTCTTGCTGAAGCATATGTTAAAGAGTATGAAAAAAATAAACTCTTCATAGGGACACATTTTACGTACAAAACAAAAAATAGCCCTGTTGAAATTATTAATCTTCCAACGAAGGGCCATTTTGCAGATGCATTTGATATTAAAGATGTGAAGAAATCATTACAAACTCTAAGGAATGTTTTAGAATCTAAGAAATATTATCATTGTGCTATGCCCATGCTTGGATATGCTCTTAAGGATGCGGATAA